CAACTTTATCCAGTCTACCGTTCATGGTTACTCCTCGGTTTTCTTTTTCTTTCCTATATTATATTTTGTCTCAAGTATCCACTCGTGTTTTTCTTTATATGCTAACACTTTAATCTGATTTAGGGGAGCAATATCTGTAATTTTCTTTTCATTTATAACTTTAATTAATCCCCAATCAGTGAGTAATTGAATAATTCGATTACGACGCTGAACATCATTTTGAGTTAAATTTGCACGTTTACCATCTAGTGCAAATAATTCTTTAAAGTGTACGATATAATACTTTCCTTGCTTATGTAGAATATGACAGGACTGATAAATCTTTTTCTCTTTACGAGATGCTACTCCTATTCGTGTCAGTGTTTCACGAACTTTCAAGAAATCATCTGGTTCATTTAATGTAACTTCAATCATTTGGTCGATTGACCACTTCACCTCAGGCTCGGTAATCATTTCATTCCTCCAGTTTCAAATTTAGATTTTATAAAATTAAGTTGTTTTTTTGTCAGAATTCTTAGAGCCTGTTTTGCTTTTTCGTTACTATAACCATAATAACGTTTCACACAATCAAGATCCTTGATCTCATCCTTACGAAGCCATGGAGAAAATCTCTTTCGCTTCCTGACACTATTTAGAAAAAATGAATATTGAAGGTCATTATCTAGATGTGGATTTAAGTTCATTTCATTTGCAAAGAGAACTGTATCAAGATGTCCAGACATACAACGATTGACAATATACGCAGGATATTTTGCTGTGGGATCATCTTCGAATAGATTCTTTTTGTTGTGGTTAATTGAGTTCAACCAATCTTTCAATTCATAACTCATAATTTAAAAGTAGTAATTCTTTTCTCTTTTGTTGGTCTCTCATGTATTCTCCAACCGATCTCATTGTATACGTAAGATCAAACTCTGCAGCAGTCCAGTCTTTAAAACGATCCTTTACTAATTGATTTGAATTGTAACTGACTAACATATCAATATCAGATTTATCACAATCGTCTGCAAATTTATCATGGTCAAAAGATTTGTGCATTTCACCTTTCTTACCATATAAATTATCTTTAATATCATATGGTGGATCTAAGTACATAAAAATATTATCGTGAATATCATTTTCAATTAGATCTTCATATGTGTTGTTGGTTATATTCCAATTAGTAATTAATTCAGAATAACCAGAAAGTTTTTCAATTCCTCTCATTGAAAAATTAGATATTGATGCTTGTTGAGAAAAAGAAGATGATTCAGTCAGTCCAGAAAAACTACATTTATTGACAATATAAAATGCAGATGCTCTTTCAAGTGAATCAAATTTTTGATCATTAATTCTCTTTTTAGATTCATTAAAAAGTTCTCTTGCAGATATGGGTTCTGGATGAGTTGATTTATAATTTTTGATATTTTGTTCTAACTCTTTTCCAGACTTTTGAAGTTGCAACCAAAAATTAATAAGTGGTTCATACAAATCATTAACTGTAATTTTAAGGTGAGGATACTTTTTACTTATATGAATCGCAACACTTCCTCCACCAAGAAATGGTTCTCGAAACTCTACGTAATCACGAAGGTCAGGAAAGTATTGATCCATCTTGGTACAAGCACGAGACTTACCGCCAGGATATCTTAAAGGTGTTTTATATGATTTCACTTAAATTCGCACTCCACCATAATTTCAGTTAACGCTGCCAAAAGATTAATTTCTTGATCTGCGACGAACGCAATCTGAAACTGATATTTTGCAATAATAAGGACAGCAGCAGGTATGCTGCTATGCTCCAAGGAATCATATAAGCTATCGTAAATACGACGCAATAAAATAGAAGTTTCGTTGTCCAAGTTGGCAACAACCCACTTACGAACTTCCGAAAAGTTTTTTTCTTTGAGATTTTTAATGAGATCATTTACTGCAACATCAGAGAATACTGCTAATATACCACTATCTATTTTGCCACTTACAGAATATCTCTGACACTCATTTAGAACTCTTCTCCAATCTGGAAAATGTTGATTAATTAATTGTGCTACAACTTTCTTATCTGTATCAATCTTTTCTTGTTCTAAGATATGAGTTAATCTTGAAAAGAATTGTGTTGCTATTGTTGGTTTGTCTTTTTTATTAATCGAGAAATCAACAACAGTACACCTACTATGTAAAGGGTCGATAATTTTGTTTTTGTAGTTACACGTAAAGATAAACCTGCAGTTTTTGGAGAACTCCTCAATAGACGCTCTGAGAAGGAGCTGTACATCGGAAGTGGTATTGTCTGCTTCATCAATGATGATGACTTTATGTTTTGAGTCACTTGTAAGAGAGACTGTAGATGCAAAGTTCTTGGCATTGTTCCTAACTGTGTCTAGAAATCTTCCTTCATCAGATCCATTAATAACATAATAATCTACACCTAATTCATGGCATAGTGCTTTTGCTACTGTAGTCTTACCACAACCTGCAGGACCTGATAGTAAGAGATTAGGTATCTCTCCTTTCTTTAGAAACTGCAAAAAGGTATCTTTGATACCTTGTGGTAGAATACATTCTTCAATCTTTTTGGGTCTGTATTTTTCAACCCAAATAAAGTCACTCATTTGCTTATAGTATAGGATGGTGGAATGTGATGATCATTCCAATGTCTGATGTTGCCACCAACAATAAAACAGTTAGTAATTATAAGTTGGAGAAAGATAAAGGTTCTTATGATTGCTATGTAGTCTGCTTCTCTGTCAGATTTACCAGACTTGTCACCAAGTGCCTTTGCCCAGATTCTCCATACTTTGTTCATACCCAACTTGGTTTTCTTGAAGGGTCACGCAGATAATTTGATGAGACCCATGGTTTAGATCTTATATAATACTTGTATGCAGTAAAGATGTCAATGCTTGTATCATACTTAAACTGATCTGGTCCTGCAAATGCAAATGATTTTGGTCTATCTACAGTAAATGGAATAAGATTACCTGCTTCTAGTACAGCTTTCTCACAACTATGAACTTTACCATATCTATGAGTATACTCTTCACAAAGTGCCATTGCATGAGCAACTAACCACCATGCATTAATATTAGATTCATTTGCCCATATTGTGCATGGATGATTACGAAATGCACCTTTGTCTGTAAAGTATGCTGTGCCATCTTTCTTATGTAATTTACCATACCCATGTCCCCACTTTTCAGAGCAGACTATGGCAAGCATTTGACAAGACTCTAATGGCATCTTGACAATATGTTTATCAGGTAATGATTGTGCTGATACTGTTGGTGATGGGTCAGTTACAAAAATGTTCATTCAGATGCCCTCCATTCTTTTCTCATTATAACATACTTTTCGTCATATGCTGCTTTATCTCTTATTCTTTTGAAAACATTTGCAGAACGCGACTTTTCACAGTGTAGTGCGGTTGGCGACTGCGGTGATACGGAACCATCTCTAGCGTACTTCTTTCCACTAGGATGATTTGCATACCTACGGGAGCGAGTAAATCCCATCTCAAGAAACTTCCTTGCCATATCCATTCCAATGAAGTCTTGTTGCTCCTTATAGTCACAAAACATGGAGTAGATTTTATTAGCAGATTTGCGAGCAATATCTTCATTTACAAATCTCCAATGAGAGCATATATCGTTAGTATAAGGGCGAACCAGTAACACTCCTTGTTCTCCCCTTCCAATGCGATAAAGTTTGCGGTTTTCCTCAACTGTAAAATCAATGTTTTTGTAATCGAGTTCATAATCAAATTCTTTCATTACCAAGTTTTAGCGTGAGTGTTAACATCACCTTCAACGTGATTGTGATCTATTTCATCAATATGAGCATGCTCAATATTGAAATGTTCTAATGCATTTGCAATTCTTTCAAGTGCATTTGCAATTCGGTTTGTGTCAATAGGGTTCATAGTTAAATCCAATCAGATCTGTCGCATCCCCATCTCTTAACCTCCATTGAGTGAAAACGGGTCTGCATGTATTGTATCACAGATTTGTAATCTGTGTTTGGTTTGCAAGAGAATAAATCGCATCTAGCAACATCATCCTCTGGCCAGGTGTGTATACTCATATGACTTTCGGCAAGTAGAGCATAACCAGTAACACCATGAGGTTGAAATTTGTGAGTATCAACCTTTATTACTTCTAGTTTAGCAATCTTTGCTGCTTCTATCAATGTCTCCTTAACATATTCCTCATCATCTAATGGAGAAGAAATTAGACATTCTTTTAAATCAAATAATACGTGTTTCATAAGTTACAACCAATCTGGTTTTTTGGATGGGTCACGAAGATAATTAGATGCAGCCCAAGGTTTGGACGATATATAACGCTTGTAAGCAGTAA